GTTGATGCCTGCAAAATGAGCATTGCCAGATGCCAAAATAAAAGCAGTCTTGCCAATTTTGTTTTCACGAATGTTTTTGACCAATTCTGGGTCTAAAACCATCTCAGCCACTTTGTGTGGCGGGTAGGTCATGCCAAGTTTTACGCGGTTGTAGGTTTCAGGAAACCATTGAACTTTTTGCGGAAAAACAATATCGTCCAGCAAGTCAATTTGGCCGGGCTTGGTGATTCGGTAGTCGGTCAAATAAATCATTTGATCAGCTCCATTGCCCATTCGATTGATTCGCATTCCCGTTTTTTATTGGTTTGCACAAATTCCAACATTGCGGCTGGCGTCGTGGGTACAAAATCTCTGACAACCGCATCGTCAATGTCGTAAATAATTGCCATGTACATACCAATCATGATCATGTCTAAAGAATCAAAACAAGATTCTTCAAACAGCTCATCCATGGTGCTCATCGGAATAAATTCATGATGGGCTGGTCTGGCAACTCGTGCTACTTTGTTCAACAGTTCAAGAAAGTCCATGTCGTGCTCCTATTTATGCTTGTATCGACATGATACCTATCATGCTCTCAGCCCATTCTTGCCAAGTTGCAAACTGTCTTTGATCGGGTATTCCTGAATTCACAAAATACCCGATTCCGTTCATTCCGTCCACCCATGTGCGCCACTCTTCCTCTGGCACATGACCAAGCTGCTGTGGTGCAAATAGCTCTTCCATCAGCTTGCAATACTGATCCCATGTCATGCCGCGAGAATCGTATGTAACCATTACGGATTGCCAGTCGAGCGGCTGTCACCAACGTCAAGACTCAAGAGCACTTTGCCCATGAAATAATTGCCGCCAGTGGTGTTGGAGGTGAAGCGCAAACGCATCTCGCGGCGTTGTTCGCGCATGTCCACCTTCAGCGTGGTGGGATCAAAGTTGTAAGGGTTTGAAGTGATGTCACTGTCGTCGGCGTAGCCCTTACCAGTCACGGTGACGCTCATCGTGCCAGACTGGACAAAGTCAGGTTCAATCCGTTCGCAGCGCGTCCAGACGTTGTCGCCGGGCTGCTGAACCGCGCCCACAAGTCCGCCCAGCACGCCGAGCGCGGGGGTTTCAAAGTACGAGTTGATGGCCGTGACTTGGTCGGTGTAAATTTGGTCTGTGCCAATCTCGTGCTGCCACAAAGTGTAGAACTGAGCGGCGGTCAAACTCACTGTCAGGCCAGCGCCAGTTGAGGGCGACCGCGCCGATGTGGTGTACGTGCCAGATGGAGCCGGGTTGTACGAGCCAGCGGCCACCACGGTCAATCCCGTGACGGCACTGCCAGACACGGTGGTGACTTTGAGCGATGCGGGTGCACCAGAGCCGCCCAAGACGGTCACAATGTCGCCCACGGCATACGATGCACCGCCGCTGATGATGGTTGCGCCAGTGGCCTCATATCCCGATGCGGTGTTGCCGCCCCACACGGGGTAGCGGAACACTTCGCTGAATGCCCCTGCCGAGCGCTGCGCACCAAGTGATTGGCCTGCGTCATACCAAGTTTTTTCGCGCACGTTGTAGATGATGGCATCCGTGCATTCGGTGGCGTCACCACGGGGGTAGAAGAACCAAATCTCGCCCCAGCGCGGCACTTTGCTTACCCACACCTTTTGGCGTTGCTGATAGTTCAAATTGTCAAAGAACCAGTTTTGGTTTTGACTATTTGGGACTTCTTGCACCACGCCGTTGTACATTAAGAAGCGGTCAGTTCCGACCCAGTAATAGATGCCGTCATACTCAATGACGCACTGGCTCGACATGATGGACGACTGTTGCGTCACCAAGTCATAGCGCCAGTAATAAGTCAGGTTGCCCACAGTCTGCGGCGCGTAGCTCACGCGAATCAACGAGTCCAGCGTCCAAAACAAGCCACTTGGCACTGTTGTGCCGCCGCGCACGGGCAGGCCTTTGACCACCTTGGTGGCCGCGACGTTGTTGGAGTTGGCGTCAGAGCTTGTCCAGTTGGTGAAGTCACCTGCTGCGCAGTTTTGGATCAGGCCATTGTTGCCGTACACAAAGAGATACGGGTAAAGCATCACCACGCCACCCGAAACACTGATGTTGTTGTCGAAGGTGAAGGTGTAAGTGCCTGATGCTGTTGCGTTATTGCTCAAAGTCGCCGTGTAAACGCCGCCCGTGATGATGGCCGACAGCACCGTGGTGTTTGCAGGGATGCCCGTGCCAGTCACCGACACACCCGCGCCCACGCCTAAATTGGTCGCCGGGAAGGTCATGGTGGCCGTGCCAGTGGAGATTGTGGCCGAAGCGGTGAAGACGCCCACGGGCGCGAGCGTTGTGCCAGTCAATGGCCCAAACAATGGGCGGGTGTTGACCGTGCTTGAGATGTCCGCCAAGTTCTGGCCGGGGTGCGCAATCAAATTCAAATTTGCGCCGCCAGTGGAGTCGTAGCCAATGTCTAGCTGCCACAAGTTGTTGGCGTTGGCCGTGAACCCGCTGGAGAAGGTATACGCCAGCGGACCAGTTCCCACGCCAGCATAGTTGGCCGTCACCCATTGCTCTAGGCCGTTGGAGTAGCCTGAAATGACGTAGTTTGAGCCGTTGTTGGACTGCATGATCATGCCGCGAGAGATGCCCGAGGCATTCAAGAACATGCTGTTGTAGCCGCCGATCTTGCGAGGCAAACCATTTTGGAAGCGCACCCACTGGCCGTCCACGTAGGAGGCGGACATGAATCTCGTGCCATCACGTTGGATGCCCGGTTTGACTTGGAGTACGGCAACCTTTGCGGTCATTTAGAAGCCCCCGCCAAGAATTCCGCCCAAAGCCGTGACTTGGTTCTGCACCGTCAGGCCTGTTGAAGCATTCAATGTCATGCCGTTTGAACCGCCAACAGCAAAGCCGAGCTGCCCACTGGCAACCAAGTAGACGCCCGTCGTAGTATCACCAGAGAAGTTCAATGACGGTGCAGCAGAAGAGCCATTTGACACAGTTAAAGAAGCCAGCGAAGACGATGCGGCAGTTTGTGCGTTGTAGACGTTTGTGCCATCGCAAATCGCAATGATCGTTTGTCCTTGTGGCAGTGTGAGCGTTGTGCCGCCCGATGCCGATGTCTTGAACGTCAATGTGTACGAGCCAGTCGTTTTGTTTTGCAGCGAGTACAACTGGACGGTTTGGGGCAAGATCACAAATTGGTTGGACGTCAAAGTGCCAAGATACTCTTGAATCGTATTTGAGGCCTGAGCAGACGTGAGCGTGGTTGTGCCGCCCGTCACAGTCACTTGCAACTGGGTGTAGAAAAACGTGTTTGAGCGGCCGTAGGCAAAGGTGTTGAATCCCGTGCCGTTGGAGACGATCACCAGCGACTCGGTGGGCTGCAATTGAGCGCTTGGGTTGCCATCAATGGTGTCTGTGCCTTGGGGAACCAAGTTCAAGATGCCCGTGCCGTTGTTGCGGATCATCACAAACCAGTTGTTGCCCACGCTTGCCGAAGTAGGCATGGTCAGCGTGCCAGCGCCGCCGTTCCACACATAAAACGATGAGCGATCAGACGCCAAGAAGGTGTACCCAGCCGTCACGTTGTTGACGGTGTAGGACTGATTCAGCGTCGCGCCGATGGCGGTTAGGCCGTACCCAGCCAGCGTGGCCGCATTGGCAGACGATGTTCCTGAGCCAAACGTCACCACCGCCCACGTACCATTTGTCGTGGTGTTGTCGGTCAAGTAAATGAAGTCAGCCAAGCCAGACGCAATGCTGGCGATGGTGTTGCCGCTTGTGTCCGTCACCGTGAAAGTGTTGGAGCCAATGTTGCGCACAATGACGTTTTGGCCGCTTGACACTTGCGTGGCTGGCGGCATGAACAACTTCAGGCCAGTCGTGGTGGCCGTGACTTCGATGATGTTGGCTGCAACATTTGAGGTGTTGCCATTGATCGGCCATTGCAGCACGGTGTTGCTACTGATGGATAAATTCTCGTAACCCACCGTTGATGGGTTAATGGTTAAACCTGTGAAGGCGTCGATGTATGTTGTCATGCTAATTCCTGCATCAATTTTTTGGCTTTATTGATTGCTCGCGTTGCTTTTCTTTTTGCAATTGTTTCTGGAGAATCTTTTCTGCCAAGTGAATTTTTGTTTCCTTTTAAAGCTGCGCCAACTTTGGCATTGTGCTCCAAAGATTTTGGTTTTCCTAAACCTCTGCTTTTTCCTAAATTGCTTGCAGAAATTTTTGCTTTATGTTCTTCGCTTTTCTTTTTGCCCTTGCGCATTAAAGAATATTTAATTCTGGTTTCTTCTGATGGATTTAATCCACCTTCTCCGCCATCTGTCATGTTATATCCACAAGGATATTTTGTATTGTGCTCAACAATTAAAAGTTGTTCAATTTTGCATGCAGACTCATGATCAAAAGCATTTGCAATATGAGAAAAAGCAAAATTTTCTATCCCATGTTTTTTAATTGATGCGTGCAAAGCTGGGCAATCGCCAGTTGCCTTGCGATGTTTTGCCCATCTTTGTTTAATATTTGATGTAATACCAACATATTGTTTGGCATTCACAAGATTGGTGATTATGTAAATTGCGTACATATTAACTGTCCACGGCAACGGCTGACCTATCCCCAACTCTTGCGACGTCTTCTGTTTTCAAGGCGTTTATCGCCTCTGAATATTTTTGTTGGAAAACGGCTCGATTGTCGTTCTTCAAAAACAACATGGCCTGCAACAGCGTGCCATACAGCATGGCGTTGGGCGCATACTGGGTCAGCCAGTTGGTTTGGTTGACCGAACTCAGCGGCTGGATGCGCTCGTAGTACAAGATTTCGAAGCTGTACGCTTGATCTGGTGTCGGTGCCAAGTACCAATGCTGGTAGTCCGAGTCGGCATAAAACAGCGGCGTAGAGGTTTGAGTGGCGTTTGGCCAGTAATTCTCAAGGTACTCCAGCTTGCGCAACAAGACGGGCTGTTGTGTGCCATCGGACTTGGTCAAGGTCATGGAGACAGTTTTGCGCCAGCGTGCAGGCTTGGCCAGCACTGGGTTGTTGGCCGACATGGTTGCCGTGGCAACAGCCATTTGACCTAAAGTTTTGATCTCTTGGGCAATTTCAAACTCAGCCAAAGTGATGAAGGTGGGGATAGCGTTAATGGTCGCTTGATCACTGCGCTCCAAATACTGGAGCACCATCGTCGTCAGATTGTCATAGGTCATCGCCCATGACGGAGTTATTGTGGCTGGGGTAACGGTCGCCATGTGAGTCCTTTACGGTTGCGTGATTGTCCCATTAAGCGCTTAGAACGGCAATAGCATGTTTTGTCAATGCTACCCGTTCGTCTAGCCCAAATGTGCCGCCGTTGATGATTTTGGTGACTTTTGTCCAGTCTTCTGCGGCCGCCGCAGCGTTCAGGTTGTGAGTTGACCAAAACCAGCCTGCACTCAGCGCAGCGTATTTAGGTGTGGACACCAGATCGGGGTTGGCCACCAGATCGGCACCGATGGCCTGACCGCAGTGCCAGTAGCCATCATGCCCCGTGAGTTGGATCGCACCCCGACCTCGGAACCGATACCCGTCCCCAGACGCTTCATCACGATTGCCCATGCGTGAGGCGTAAACTTTGTTGGCGATGCGTTGCGGCTGGTGCGAGTAGGCATTTGCAATCTCC